CCAGTATATGGTTTATTTATAGCAATTTTTCCTGCCGTAGAAGAACTAATATAAAAATCATACTCAGTAGTTACTGTTGTTTGATTTGATGGGTGACTTGATAAAAAACTCCCATTTATTGATACATAAACCGTACCACTATATAGTTGTTTACCACTCGGCACAGTAACTTGATATACTTGTTTATTTGGTGTACTTACATCTAAAGAAGATGACTGGGACCCACTAAAACTACTCTGTTTTTCCGTCATAGATGACGATACAAATCCATAAGTCATTACTGCTAAACTATCAGTACTCGAAGTTGGTTCTCCATCAAACCTCATAATATAAAAAGTATTTCCACCATACGTGTTTGTAAATTCTAAATCTTTTGTTTCTTGTCCTACAGCACTTCGTGCACCTCGTATAAAATCTGTAGCACTACCCAATCCACTTTGTACTCCACCTGAAAACTTTCCACCAGTCAATGTTACGGTTTCTGCTCGTTGATCTGGTGAATAAACACTTGAAAAACTTAAATCTGTTTCATCATTTATATTAACTCTAGCTGGTGTTAAGTATTTTCGAGTATTTATATAATTGTTAAATGTTTCAGGTATCAAATAACCTCTAAAATTAAATGTGAAAGAAGTTTTAATCATTCTTTCATTATCACTCATCTCCGTGGCATCTTCGAAACTTTCTACATTAACTTTAAATTTAAATTTTCCAGGTTCTCCCCAATATGCCCCATCACTATATTGTATTTTTTCAATAATACTATTCATTTGTTCAATATATGCCGTCCATATAATACATTCATAACTCATAATAACATAATCTGGAACTGCCACATTGTATAATTCTCTTTGTGGTAAAATTCCTTTCTGTGCTGCAAATTTATCATAACGATTTTCTTGAGTGTATTTTTTCTCAAATGTATAAAATAATTTTGGATCATTGGCATCTAACTTATCTACTGCCATAGTATCATCTTTAGCAATAGATGTACGTCTAAATGCAATCACTGGAGTTATTAATTGTCTTTTACTATCTCTAAGGTGTCCGTTTTTTTGTATAGTTTTCCATCTTTCAGGATTTGCATACATAACAGGGAGATATAGTATTTTGAAAATAATACATAATTGCAGCATCGTGATCCATCAATGTAACTTCTACATTTTTCTGCTCTTGTTTATCACGACGACGTGCCTCTCCTCTATTTGGAATAGGAGAAGTATAAATATATCGTTGTGATCTTGGTAATGGTTTTAATCTAGCCACTAATTACTCCGTATTCTTTCAATCTGTAAATTACTTTTTCTAACAAGGAATGCACTACATACAACCGAAAAATTACTATCTATTTGTCCACCAATTAATTGATTTTCATTCAAAGAAGCTATTTCCCAATGTGCATAATTCCAATCAATTACATCACCAATACTTGTAACTAATGGTAATCCTACCAAATACTCTCTTTCAAATGAAAATGTTGCCGATTGTCTCAAATCTGGCCCAAATTCATCTGTAGTGAAATCAAAATCTTCTGCAGAAACTAATGAAGGTAATTGTACCCCTGGTAGATAAACCTTTCCAGCAGATGCTTCCCCATATAAATTGGTTGCTGTATTTTCAACAGATAAACGAAACAGTTTAACAAAAGTATTGATAACTCCATCTTTTTCATCACGTGGGCTACCAAGTAATTCTTTATTTACAGTTTCAAAAAAGTTTCTGTCTGTTTGACTTAAAAATCTTGAAGCCATATTTCTATCCTATAAAAATTGGTATTGGAACTTTATTTAATTTCTGTTGTAAAAACTCGGATTCCTCTTGGTCTTTTTCTGTCAAAGCTCTTCTACTCGTTTGTTCTAATGTTTCTCTCAACTGAGTAATCAATTGATCCTTTTCTGTAGCTGCTTCAGTTCTTAAAGCATCACCATCCATAGTTACTTCTGAATTAGGTATAGGTATTGTCCCATATTTACTTCTAACTGCACCTAAAATCTCTTTAGATAAAGCCAATCCATATTTACGAATCCAAGTTTTTCCCACATCATTTATATGATTATAACTCATATTATTATATGGAACATTAGAAAAATCTGATATTGAACTTGTTGCAGAAGTTCCCACTCCTTCAATCACTCCACTATTTTTATCTTCCAATAAATAATAATCAAACCATAGTGTGAACGAAGTGGATGGATCAGGAAATATTCTCAATTTATTATTAACTAGATGAAATGAATATGCTGATTTTCTAATCTCATCATTCATTTCAATAGCCTGTATTCTTAATAAATCCTCAAATACCGGCATCATAGTAAATGAAATTGCGGGAGACATTCCACCCATTCCAAACCCCTCCAGTAAATTTTGAGTTCCATGACCAGAAGTTGCGTATGGATCAAAATATCTTTGGATTGCTGGTGTGGCACCATGATAAACTCGTCTAATTTCTATTGCTTTACCTGATTCAGATACCGCGGAATATAATGCATTTAAATCATATTCTTGTGAACCACTAGTTACGGAAATTGACCCTTTCTTTAAATCTACATTTCCACCAACGGGTAAAGTAGCTTCCGTACCATATTGGTTAGATATTGCTATAGTTCTTCCTAACGTGGGTGTAATATTTTTATGTGTTAAATCTGAACCAGTTGATTGTCCTTTTAACTGTAATAAATTATCAATTATATTATATTGGTTAACTTGTGAGGAATATTCTAATGAGGCCTCTTCAAAACATGCATAAAAACTTGTATCCTGTAACTCTACATCCATTATAGGATAGCCCAATCTACGGGCTGCCCAAATTGCGAATTTCGGTGCGTCTGTTTGAAATGTTGACTGATTATCAAACGTTCCAAACGGTGTTGATTCACTTACGGCTGAACCACTTCCTGGCCATATTGAGGTTTGTGCCATTTAAACTTCTCCAATTAAATAAAGTTATTCACTAATAAATAGACGATAGGGGAAAAGAAAGATTATAAGAGTTATAACTAATTAATTTATCTGTGTACTTGTTCGTTGTTTTGTGGGCCTCTATCATTACATACTAATATGTTATTTGCAAAATAGTTGTTATCACGAGAATTAATATCAGTACTATCTATAAAATAAGTTTCAAATTCATCGTTTAAATCTTCAAACCCTACTATTGTAACTGCATCATTAACCAATTCTGTATAATTACCATCCACTTCCTTACGAATAGTTTCTATTGCCTTTCCCACTCCCAGTATAGGAAACCCACCAATTTTTAATTGTGCTGTTTCCCATTCATTTTTTGTAACCACATTATTAAATCTCAAATCATTTATATCATATTTAGTTTCTGTATACTTTTTTTCAGGTGAATATGATTCCATTCCAACATTACAACAAAAATGATATCCTAAATCTTTAGCCCAATCATCAACTTCATCTATATCAGTAACCATTTTTGCACGAGCACCTACTCTATCCACGAGTTTCTATTCCATCTTCACGATAAACAATACCACACGGCATAGCTTGCATTCTTAATGGATGACCGATAGTAGTAATTAAATCAGTCCCATCACTAAATTTTATTTTAACTAACTTAGTAGCTCGTTGTTTTTTTACTTTTCTAACTTTAGTATATGTGGGAGTATTCATCATAGGATGTGCTCCATCATAATCGTCTGATGCCATATCGAATGTTTTTATAACATCCCCAGTCTTAATTTCTTCTATGGGTTTCTGATAATCGTCTAACATAGTAATTAACGTACCAGATGATAATCCAGGGTTAATTTGTTCCATTCTTAATCTACACCTAAGCCAAGTAAAACTCCATTTGCAAAGAAAGTATCACCTTTATCCAATCCACTAATACAATACATAGTAAAATCATCCTCATCTTCTTGAGATTCTACTTCCGTAACTGTTACATCATATGATAATCCTTCGCCATCATCCACAAAAACGGGATCATTAGCTGCAAGTTCTGTAAATCTACTGTCAGGTGCGCCAGCTTCTATATCATCTTCTGTACGTTCACCTGCACCATAGACTTCTTCTGCTGCATCTTTACTTGGAGTTACCCAATTCGTTTCGGTTTTCATCCCGTGTATTGGACTATCTGATGATAATATCAAATTAGTATCATTACTAAATGATATTTTACTTACATCTACACTTTCAATACTATTTTCTTGTACTTCAGTAACAATACCTGATGTTTGTTCATTTACCTCTATATGTGCACCATCAAAATCTTCACCAGATGCATCATATGTTTGAATTTTATCCCCTACTGCAATTTCTTCTATTGCTTTTTGAGAACCATCTTGTAAAGTTATTAAAGTACCTGTGTTTAACCACGACAAATTTGCCATCTTGTAATCTCCTAATTAATAATTTAAGATATATTATCTCTACTATAAATATAATGATCACAAAAAAACCCCAATCTAATGACTGGGGTTTTTTCAGTTATCTTATCAGATATTAACCATTATACATAGTTAACATCAGCAACGATCACTTTACCGTAGAATTCAGGACGAACCATCTTCTTGGCGTAGCGAGTCATTACACCTTTACGTGGAGTAAAGTTAGTTGGGTCATAGACCAACGGAGTCATGATAAGAGGTACATACGGAGCATATACAGCACCTGTTTCAAGGAAGTTACTTCCTCTGAAACCGACTAAGATTTGATTCTCAATCATGTATGGGTTCTTATAAACAGTATATCTGTTGTTCAATTGACCAACCTTCTGTACGCCCATTGCGTAAGAGGTGTTGGTTGCATTACCATCAGTATCAGCGGCGTAGCCAGGGATACTTTCGATAATAGTTGCTGTTTCAGGAGAAACTACGATGAAGTTTGCACCACCACGTAGAGTCTTCTGATGAATTGCGTTACTTACAGCTTGTATCTTGTTACCAAGAGTCTGGAACCAAGTTCCTTTTGTGTAAGCGTTGGAATTTCCAGATGCCTCAGCAAATAATTTAGATGCTGTGTCATACTCGAAACCAGGTCTAGCACTCCAGCGTTCCTGTTTAGCAGATTCGTTAACTAACAACATATCAAGGATTTCCAAATCAATTTCCATTGAGATGTATTCACTTAACATTGCTGTTAATTCGGCTTCTG